CGAGGCCCTGTGTATCGTCAACGGCCTTCATTCGAAGAACCTCCAAACCATTCCTTTGGAGACTCTGAACTTCCCGCCTTTGGGGTAGGTCCGCTTCACCTGTACCCAATCCTCCGTCAGTCGGATCCGGTAGCTCATTCTATTCACCTTCTCAACAATACCCACAGCGGGCTCTTTCCGAGAGCACTGCCTGCCGAAGGCCACGCGATGCCCTATGCTAATCTCAGTCATTTTCGCTTCAATTTCCTTCATCTTTATCACCGGTGGAGAGCAGGCTCATCGGGAGTTGGATGCACCATTCTCGCCTGCCCTCCGATCTCTGAGAGCAACTCCCCATAAATATAATATTCGTTCCGATGAGTCACGGAGCACCAACTTCAAAGGAACGACGGCCCCTTGTACGGACCAGTGGTGCGGCGTGCACCGACAGACGCAGGGTTGGGGCGAAGCGAATAGGCTTTGGTCCGACCCAAAATCAACAGGATTTTAGGATGCACGGGCGGAGCACGGTTAGAGCGCGGGGGTTGCACGGACATGGTAGCGGTTGAATTGATGATTCTGGGCGTTCTGGACGTCATTACGCTTGCTGGACTGTTCGCCCTGGCTCTCTGGATGCGTTCTGAGTTGAAGGATGCGGTCGAGGCACTCGATCACTCGCTCGCCCTGGCGATCCAGTCAACGGTGAAGGAGTTAGGAGGCGGTCTAGCTGGATTCGAGCCAATCAATCCGATTCAAGCTGCAATCGGTCAGTTCATCGCCGCTGCGGCTGACCAGAAGATGAATACGATCAACGCCGTGGTCCAGGAGAGAGCTTCAGATGGCAAGTTCCAGAAGTCAATTGATGAGTTTCAATGAACTTAGTGCAGATTCCTCACTTAGTGTGTAAAGCCGGCAAGGACTATTAGCGAGGTCGCTCGGTTTGCGCGTCAATGGTAGCCCGGAAGAAGAAATCTCGAAGGAGAGGCCCGAAATACTTCAACGTCTATGATGCCCTCGTCGGGTACGGCAATCTAGCCATCCTCACCCAGGGCACTCTTGGAGCAGGACCGGTAGAGGTGGTGACGTCGACCTATGACATCGGCTATCAGACTGTCTCGGATCAGGGACTCGGAGTCACTTCGATGGTGATGAAGGGAACCGATGTCATCAGCCTGGCCGACATCTTCAACTCACCCACGATGTCCTTCGCCAAGATCATGGAGAACGCTCGTGCGAACGCCGTCCCAATGGCGTTGCAATCTGTGACCTTCAATGTCGGTGCTCGGATTTTCAGAAAGTTGATGCGCAGAAATTTCTCAGCCGCTAACCGCCTGATTAAGCCCCTCGGACTCAATGTGAGGCTAGGCTGATGGCTGACGTTCTCGCCTCTGGCCTGATCTACTTCGCCGACGGTACAACCGTCCCAATGCAGAACACCGCACAAACCGAGGGATCGAAAGAAGAGATACTCACGGACAGTGAGATAACGACGACAGCTCAGAGCATTGGGGATTACGGCCCTAAGAAGACCATCGTTGCCGGCTACATCTGCGTGGCAAACGCAGCCGCCTACTGCTATGTGGAGCGCCAGGGCGTTCCTATCTCCTTCATCAACGTCGGGTCAGCGGGCGTAGCGGGTGGGTCCTATTTCCCAGCGTCGGCGAGAGTCTTTCTGCAACCTGGCGACAAACTTTACGTTTACGCCCAGACTGCTGCTGATCGCACCGCCAGCCTGCTGACCCAGACTAACCAGGGAAGTCATCGAGTTTTCCAGGGGACACCGTCCGGAAGCGGCTCGACGGCCCTGCTGGACACGATCACTTCGAATACCATCGGCGACACTCTGGGCGGCTCGGACGAGATTATCGAGAAGGCACTCTTGGTTTCAGGTGATGGCACCCTGCTGACCTCGGCAGGAGGCGCATGGATCAAGAACAACATCGGCAACATAGCCGGGGCGTTTGCTGCCCAGGACTCTGAGAACCACTTCCCGCTTTTCACCAACTGTAAGATTATGGTCAAACTCAACTATACTGCTGCTGTCGAGCTTTCCGCCTGAGGTGCAGGGCTATGGCGATCTCTAAGCGGGCAAAGGCGCGACTCAGGATAATGAGCGCAGCAGAGAAGGCAGCGGTCAAGAAATCCGCCAAACTCCTCTTCGATACCGAGTTGATGGGCGTCAAGCGCATGCGCGAGATAGTAAGATGGGCCGAGAAGCGGTGAGAGAATGCCGCATCCAGATGGTCCGGGCATATCCCCGCGCGTATACAAGCTACTGAAGACCAAGACACTTGAGGCGGGGGACCAGGAGCACCAGATTCAATTCACCGATGTAGAGGGCGTCGGCGATCCGATCAGCATAGAAGAGCTCAATCGTGAAGAATGCATTCGCCTCATTATCGTGAATTTAGCCAGGCTCTGCGTTAAATCGGAATGGGAGGGGCTGTTAGCATGAGAGCTGAGGATCGCAAGCCTTCGAAGAGGGTCTTTCCCCTGCTTCAGAACCTAGATTTAGAGAACGTGGTGTTCCAGAATATCGCAAAAGTCGGAAATCCGATATCAATTCAGGACATGAACGAACAAGAAATGTTGGATCTCATTATCGTGAACTTGGCCAGGCTCTGCGTTAAACAGGAGTGGACGGGTCTCCTCGAAGCCGGGGGAGGCGGTAACGAGTTCAACGCAGAGCTCACGAATTACAATTGGGACGGGGACGCCGATCCAGTGCGGATCATGGCACTTCCGCCATTCGGTTGCATTAACAGACAACACCTCCAATCCGCCGGGGACAATAACAATCTAATGTTTCACGCTTTCATCGCCCCGCAGACGGGTACAATCTCTGAAGTTGACGTCTACGTGGGTGCAAGTTCCGGCGGAACAGGGGCCGTTGACATCGGCTTCTATTCAGACAACGACGGAGTCCCGCAAACTTTCCTCGGCGAGTTCGTCATGGCCACAACCAGCACGGGAACCGTCACTCAGACAACGTCGAGCGCCGATGTTGAAACCGTCCGAGGAACGCAATATTGGGTTGGCCTGTTTTTCGATAATATGGATGCGGGTCCAACTTTTACCAATATAGAAATATCCGATTCTGGCACTGGTGCGCTCTGCAATGCAGTAAATGGGGTATCTGGCGTTGCCTGTATGATGCAGGAGCCCGATGCCAGCGGTACTGGGAACCATACCATCACCGACTATACCGCATTAATACCTAACACGTATGATCCCATCAACATAGGAGTGAAGTGGTGATGGATCGCTCTTACACTACCTATGCCGGCCCGGACATCATCGACCAGGGCAAGCACGATGTCACATGGGAGCAGGTACGAGAGATGCGCGATTACTGGCTTGAAAAGTCCGACTGGCGAGCCATGAATGATCGCACAATTAGCCAGGAGTGGGAGGCCTTTCGCCAGGCGCTTCGTGATCTCCCCCAGGACAACGCCACCGCCAACGATGCCGCCGACGCATGGCCGGTGATGCCGGATGCCTGAGCACCACGAGCACGACGATGAGAGCTTCCCCGAGCAACTGAAGCGCCTGGTCATCGACAACGCATTCGCCTTCGTCCTGGGCTGGCTCCTGGGGGCGGGGCACATCGCAGCTCTCCTCGGTGACCTGGCTGGTGCGTTCACATGACCAAGAAATCCCCGAACCAGGTAATCGAGGTGCGGGTTAGTCTCCAGGATAAACAGTCCCAGCAGCTAGACGCGATCATCGGGGCTTACCAGGTAGACAAAGTCAGCGAGTCAATAGACCAGATGCTCTCCTTCGAGAACTTCTATATCGGCATCACGCTGCTTGAGATAGCCACCGGAAAGGAAATCCTATTCGGCACTCCTAACGACATCGGCGACATCATCAATGACGTCAGAGAGTGGTGGAAAGCCAACAAGAACGAGTTCGGCCCTGGGCTCTGGGCTTTCATCAAGAGACTGGTCGAGAGAGCTCCGCTGACTCCTGCCCAGGAGGCAGCCATTGAGCAGACAGCCACCCTCTATCAGACGACACCAGGCGTCAACCCTGCTACTGGGGAAGCCTGGACCTCGACTGCGCAACTATGGGCAGCCAGTTTCGGCGTCAGTATTCCCTAATCGGGGCCTTCAGGTACACCCTAAAGGGTCATAATTTCTCGATGTTGGGGATTTTCTCTCCCTTTTCCATCGCTGTGATGACCCTTTGAAGATGGCGAATGCTTTTCTCGCGGTCCAGGACGTCTCTCCAGAGCCCCTTGAGGTTGTGAGGGCCATGAGCGTCATAGAAGATGATCGCCTCGCTTAGTTGGGCACTCTTTTGACCATTCATCCAGCGTGAACGGATCTCGAAGGCTTCGGGGGTGAGGGTGGCAGAGATCAGCATTCTCAAAGTGACGCCCCCTCGCGTAGCTGTCGGCAGCATCGACCGCACATTGAACTTCTCTTCCCAGTATTCGTCCTTCTCAGTTCTCGTTGACAACGGAAGCAGACGTATATAGATCCACAGTAGACCATTCAATCACCTATGCTTTTCATAATGCAACAAATAGCAATTTGAGCAAATTGTCATATCTTCTACATCGCATTCATTCTCACATTCTTCAACTATGCACTTCATTCAATCAGCCTCCGTCAGAGCTATGTGAAGCATCATCCGACAGTGAGGGCACTGGATCAGGCGGCTGAAGATTGCGAGGCCCTGTGTATCGTCAACGGCCTTCATTCGAAGAACCTCCAAACCATTCCTTTGGAGACTCTGAACTTCCCGCCTTT